TAAATGAAGAAGATTTAGTATCTTTCAGGCCAACGTCAGAATTTGAGTTTATCATTGATGGCGAACTATTATATTGTATGAAATTAATTAACATTGTTGCGAAACATGAACGTAAAGGAAACGAAGAAGAATATAATCCAAGCTGGGCAAAGAGCGGTTGAGGAATTAATAAAGGTCGCTAAGGAGGCTATTGTTGATTCAGACGACGACTTAACGGCAGACAAGTTAAAGAATGCTGCTGCAACTAAAAAGCTAGCAATATTTGACGCATTTGAAATCCTAAACAGAATTGAGCAAGAAGAAGAAATGTTAGACGAAAACCCTAAAGACGACACTAAGAAAAAGAGCGAGTTCAAAGGGTTTGCGGAAGGTAGGGCTAAATTTAATTAGTATGTACGAACAGACACTATATAAAGTTCTAGACAACTACATAAAGGCATCTACTATAAAAAAGAAAAACAGGCACAAGACCTGGAAGTATGGTTATGATGAGGATCATGACATGGTCATTATAAGTAAAACGGGTAAGATAGGGGAGATTTATGAAATACAAAATCTTAAGATAGCACTACCTGCTGAGTTTGAAACTCACAACTTTAAAGACAAGAAGTGGTCTCACACCGAGTACCCAAAAGAATTAAGTAGAATAAAAACAATCTTTGATTGGAAGGAGTACCCTGAAGATTTTAAAGAAAAATGGTACGATTATATTGAGAAAGAATTTGAAAGAAGAGAGAATGGATTTTGGTTTAATAATAAGGGTAATCCTACTTACATTACTGGCACTCATTATATGTACCTGCAATGGTCAAAGATTGATGTTGGGCCACCCGATTTTAGAGAATCAAACAGGTTATTCTATATATTCTGGGAAGCCTGCAAGGCAGACCATAGATGTTTTGGAATGGACTACCTCAAAAATAGACGGAGTGGATTTTCGTTCATGTCGTCAGGAGAAATCGTTAACCTTGCAACCATATCAACAGATTCAAGATATGGAATACTTTCAAAGTCAGGTCCTGATGCAAAGAAAATGTTTACCGACAAAGTCGTACCAATATCGGTTAACTACCCTTTCTTCTTTAAACCCATACAAGATGGTATGGATAGACCGAAGACAGAACTTGCATATAGAATACCTGCTTCAAAACTTACGAGAAGGAAACTTGACGCTAACGAAAACCCGGAAGATCTCAAGGGATTGGATACTACTATTGACTGGAAGAATACAGGTGACAACTCCTATGATGGAGAAAAACTAAAGTTACTTGTACATGACGAGTCAGGTAAATGGGAAAGGCCTAATAACATACTAAATAATTGGAGGGTTACAAAGACTTGTCTTAGATTAGGTAGTAGAATTATTGGGAAGTGTATGATGGGTTCAACATCAAATGCACTAGATAAAGGGGGAGATAATTTTAAAAAGCTATATTATGCATCAGACGTCACGAGGAGAAACAGCAATGGACAGACTGCTTCAGGACTATATTCTTTGTTCATACCTATGGAATGGAACTACGAGGGATACATTGATTCTTATGGACTACCTGTATTTGATACACCCGAAGAACCAGTAGAAGACCCTTATGGAATACCAATCAAGCAGGGTGTTATTGAATTTTGGAATAATGAAGTTGCAGGTTTAAAAGATGATCAAGACGGGTTAAATGAATTTTATAGACAGTTTCCAAGAACGGAACAGCACGCATTCAGAGATGAGGCAAAAGAATCTTTATTTAACTTAACAAAAATATATCAGCAAGTAGACCACAATGAATCTATGGCTGCAAGCACGTTAATTACTAGAGGTAATTTTCAATGGGAGAATGGTATTAAGGATACGAGAGTAATATTTATGCCACACAAAGATGGTAGGTTTCATGTATCATGGATACCACCAACAGGAATGCAGAATAGAGTAATACCAAAGAACGGGACTAATTATCCTGGAAACGAACACCTTGGGGCATTTGGTTGTGACAGCTACGATATATCAGGTACAGTTGACAAGAGAGGTTCTAATGGCTCCCTTCACGGTCTTACTAAGTTTAGCATGGAAGAAGCACCAAGCAATCACTTCTTCTTAGAATACATTGCAAGGCCACAAACTGCAGAGATATTTTTTGAAGATGTATTAATGGCTTGCGTATTTTACGGTATGCCAATACTAGCAGAGAACAACAAGCCAAGACTTTTATATCATTTTAAAAGAAGAGGCTATAGAGGCTACTCAATGAACAGACCTGACAAAAATTATAACAAACTATCTGTAACAGAAAAAGAAATAGGTGGAATACCTAACTCAAGTCAAGACATTATGCAAGCACACGCTGCTGCAATAGAAACATATATTGAGGAACTTGTTGGAATATTAGGTGATGATGAAATGGGGGATATGTACTTTCAAAGAACTTTAGAAGATTGGGCAAGATTTAATATAAACAATAGAACAAAGCACGATGCGTCCATAAGTTCTGGATTAGCCATTATGGCTTGTAACAGAAATCGTTACGCACCAATAAACAAGGTAGTAAGAAAAAATATAAATTTAGGGTTTAAGAGATATGACAACTCTGGAAGTTATTCAAAAATAATAAATTAAATGAACGTAGGCGCAAATCCAAACAGTGTATTTCCTAGCCAGGTGGTTAGTGACGCAGAAAAATCAAGCTACGAGTATGGCGTTCAAGTAGGTAGGGCTATAGAGCAGGAATGGTTTAGGCAAGGAGGAAACGGTAATAGGTTTGCAACTAACACCAGCAAGTATCACTCACTAAGACTTTACGCAAGAGGAGAACAGCCCGTACAAAAATATAAAGATGAGTTAGCTATTAATGGCGACATGTCTTACTTAAACTTAGACTGGAAGCCCGTACCTGTTATTTCAAAATTTGTAGACATTGTTACAAATGGAATAACCGAAAAGAATTATCAGATAAAAGCTTACGCACAAGACCCGGAATCTTTAAAGAAAAGAACAGACTACGCACAGTCTATACTTCAGGACATGTACGCTAAAGAAGAGCTTCAGCAAATACAATCTGCTATTGGTATAAATGCATTTAATAGCCCTAACCCTCAAGCACTGCCGCAAACTAAAGAAGAGCTTTCAGTTCACATGCAGCTTGACTATAAGCAATCAATTGAAATTGCTGAAGAAGAAGTAATAAACCAGGTTTTGGCTACTAATAAGTTTGAAGAAGTTAAAAAAAGATACAACTACGATTTAACTGTGTTGGGCATTGGAGCTGTAAAGACTACTTGGAATAAAGCTAACGGAGTCGTTACTGAGTATTGCGACCCAGCTAGAATGGTTTATTCTTACACAGACGACCCAAACTTTGAGGACATATACTATGTTGGAGAAGTAAAGTCTGTTACAATACCTGAGTTAAAAAAACAATTTCCTAACATTCCAGCAGACGAGCTAAAAAGAATTGAGGAAATGCCTGGGAATAGGGAGATGATTACCGGGTGGCAAGGTTACGACAACAACACGGTTCAAATATTATATTTTGAGTACAAGACTTACAACAGCCAAGTATTTAAAATTAAACAAGGCATTAACGGGTTAGAAAAAGTTATACAAAAGTCAGATGACTTTAATCCCCCAGAGAATGATACATTTAAAAAAGTATCAAGAAGCATAGAGGTGTTGTATAGTGGAGCAAAAGTATTAGGTAATAACCAGATGCTAGAATGGAAGCTTGCGGAAAATATGACAAGACCATTTGCAGACACCACTAAGGTAGATATGAATTATGTTATATGTGCCCCTAGAATGTATAATGGAAGGATTGATTCATTAGTTAACCGCATAACGGGGTTTGCTGACATGATTCAATTGACTCACCTTAAGCTACAGCAAGTAATGTCAAGAATGGTTCCTGACGGGGTGTTCTTAGATGTAGATGGATTAGCAGAAGTTGACTTAGGTAACGGAACAAACTACAATCCTGCAGAAGCACTTAATATGTATTTCCAAACGGGTAGTGTTTTAGGTAGGTCTATGACGCAAGATGGAGACATGAACAGAGGCAAGGTGCCAATTCAAGAACTTCAGACATCAAGTGGAGGAGCTAAAATACAATCACTAATACAAACGTATCAATACTATTTACAAATGATACGAGATGTAACTGGGTTAAATGAAGCAAGAGATGGTTCTGCCCCAGCTAAAGATGCGCTCGTAGGGCTGCAAAAGATGGCCGCTAATCAATCCAATGTTGCAACGAGACACATACTACAGGCAAGTTGTTATTTGGCTCTTAGAACGTGCGAAAACGTTTCTAGAAGAATAGCTGATTCTTTAGAGTTTGCATTAACAGCAAATTCATTGCAGAACAGTGTATCTAGATTTAATGTTGCTACATTAAGCGAAGTGTCAAAGCTTAATTTACACGACTTTGGTATATTCCTTGAACTAGAGCCTGACGACGAAGAAAAAGCACAGCTAGAACAAAACATACAGGTTGCTTTGCAATCCGGAGGTATAGACCTTGAGGACGCTATAGATTTAAGACAGGTTAATAATTTGCAGTTAGCAAATGAAATGTTAAAAGATAAGCGAAAAAAGAAACAACAAGCAGTTCAAGCAGCTCAACAAGCTAACATACAAGCTCAGGCTCAAGCAAATGCAGAGCTTGCAGAAAAGGCAGCTATGAGTGAGGTTCAAAAACAACAAGCATTAACCGCAGAGAAAGTAAGCATTGAACAAGCTAAGTCTCAGTTTGAGATACAAAGAATGCAAACAGAGGCTCAAATAAAGCGAGAGCTTATGGCTGAAGAGTTTAACTTTAACATGCAGTTAGCGCAAGCAAGAATTAAATCTGAGACCAAAAGAGAGCAAGAGATTGAAGATAGAAAAGATCAGAGAACAAAAATTGCTGGAACTCAACAATCAGAAATGATTGACCAAAGAAAAAACAACTTATTACCGAAAAACTTTGAAAGTTCAGGTAATGATGTATTAAGTGGGGGTTTTGGTTTAAATGAATTTGATCCAAAGTAAATAGAATTTTTTAATTTATATTATATTATATTATGTCAGAAGAAGTAAAACAAGAGGGGGACTTTAAAATAAAAAGTAAACCTAAAATGAAAAAGCTTAATAAAGATACCGAGGCTATCAAAGTAGATTTATCTACTAAAGGCAAGGTTGATGAAGATGTTATTAAGGTTGATTTAAACCAAGACAATGCCAATAAAGAGCAAGAAACAACAACAGTGGTTGCAGATAAACCAGCCGAAACTGTACAAGAAGTGGATACAGAAGTATCATCAGGGGAAAGCGCCATTCAAGATGGAGGGTTTTCTGGGATTGAAGAAGTAACAGAAGAGGAAGTAGAACAGGTTTCTAAAGAAGTTAAAGAGGCAATCAGGGACGAACGTGTTTCTGGAAAGCCACTACCTGAGAACGTTGAAAAGCTTGTGGCCTTTATGGAGGAAACAGGTGGGAACATTGAGGACTATATTAGATTAAACGCAGACTACAGCGCAGTAGACAACAATACTTTGTTAAAAGAGTATTATAAAAAAAGTAAACCACATCTTGACGATGATGAGATAAATTTCCTTTTAGAAGATAACTTTTCGTATGACGAGGACTTAGATGAAGAAAGAGACATACGCAAACGAAAGCTTGCGTTTAAAGAGGAGGTTTCAGAAGCCAAAAGCTTTTTAGAAAACTTGAAGGGTAAATACTACGATGAGATTAAGTTAAGACCAGGCGTAACCCAAGAGCAGCAAAAAGCAATGGATTTCTTTAACAGGCATAAAGAAGAGCAAAGTTTAAATACTGACAGACATGAAAGGTTTAAAAAAGCTACATCTGAAATGTTCAACAACGACTTCAAAGGTTTTGATTTTAACGTTGGGGACAAAAAGTTCAGGTATGGTGTAAATAATCCAACTAGTCTTGTTGACAAACAGTCTGATATTTCTAATATTCTTGGAAAGTTTCTAGGAAAAGACGGAGAGGTAACAGACCACAAAGAGTATCACAAAGCTATGTATGCAGCTTCAAATGTAGACAAGATTGCAAATCATTTTTATGAGCAAGGTAAAGCAGACGCTGTTAAGGATGTTGTGAATAGTTCAAAGAACATTTCAGACACTCCAAGACAAACAGCTGGCGATAGTGTTTTTATTAATGGTCTTAAAGTTAAAGCTATAAGCGGAGCAGATTCTTCAAAATTAAGAATTAAAAACAGAAAATTTAACAATTAAAAAAACAAAACAAAAATGGGAAATTTTGGAACGGGTATAGACCCACTAGGCAGATTTAGCTTAGTGCCAACACCAACAAAAACCGCCTTAGTAGGCAATTATTTAGACTTCACAGATGCTGGAGCAAATTCAAATAACTTTGCACAACAATATTTACCAGAGCTTTACGAAGCTGAGGTAGAGCGATATGGAAACAGAACTTTATCTGGATTCTTACGTATGGTTGGTGCTGAGATGCCAATGACTTCTGACCAAGTTGTATGGTCTGAGCAAAACAGATTGCACATTGGATACAAAAATGATGCAGTAACTGCTAACTCTACGGTATCTATCGTGGCTGCTACAGGGGTTGTAACATTAGGTACTGCATTGGAAAACTCAGTAAGAGTTGGAAACACAGTAGTAGTATCTAGTGCTGATGGACTAAGAACCTTGAAAGCATATGTATCTGTTGCGGCTGCAGGAGCTCAAACTTTTACTTTATTACCTTACACTCAGCAATTGTTTTCATCAGCTGCTGCTGGCGACGTAACTTTTGGAAATGAGGCTGTAAACTTATTTGTTTACGGTTCTGAATTTGCTAAAGGAACAAATGGTATGGCAGGTTCTTTAGAAGCTTCATTTACACAGTTTAGCAATAAACCAATTATTATTAAGGACACTTATGAAATTAGTGGTTCTGATGCTGCACAAATTGGATGGGTTGAAGTTGCTGCTGAAGATGGAACATCAGGATACCTATGGTACTTGAAGTCTGAAGGAGAAACAAGACTACGTTTCCAAGATTACTTAGAAATGGCAATGGTAGAAGGTGAGTTAGCTGGCAATGGATCAACCGTAGCCGCTGCATTGAATGCAACAGTTACATCTGCTGGTACTGAAGGTTTATTTGCCGCAGTGAAAGCAAGAGGTAATGTATACCAAAACTATGCAAGTGGTGATGTAACTCCAGGAGTTGGAAACAGAAGTGCTTTGCAAGACTTTGATTTCATTCTACAGAATCTTGATAAGCAAGGAGCAATTGAGGAGAATATGTTATTCTTGAACAGATCTACTTCTTTAGATTTTGATGATATGTTAGCTGCACAAAATTCTTACGGAGCAGGCGGTACATCTTACGGTGTATTTGAAAACTCTGAAGAAATGGCGTTGAACTTAGGATTTGATGGTTTTAGAAGAGGTTCTTATGACTTTTACAAGACTGATTGGAAATATTTAAACGATGCTTCTACAAGAGGTTTAGTTAAAGATATTGACGGTGTTATGGTTCCTGCTGGAACAAGTACAGTATACGATCAAATGTTAGGTACTAACATCAGACGACCATTCTTACACGTACGTTACAGAGCTTCTGAAGCTGACGATAGAAGAATGAAGTCTTGGCTTACTGGATCTGTTGGAGGTGCTACTACTTCTGATTTAGATGCAATGACAGTTAACTTCTTATCTGAAAGATGTTTAGTTACTCAAGCTGCTAACAACTTCGTATTATTTACGGCGACTGTTTAGTATTAACTATTGTAATGTTACCCTCGTCTTTTAGATGGGGGTAACTATTACTCTTATTATTAATTTTTATATTATATTTTATTATGGCAACAAAAGCCCAAAAATCAAAGGTAGCCCCAAAAAGCGCGGCACCTAAACAAGAAATTATGCAAGAAGAGACTTTAATAGAAGCTCCTATTGCTGAAGTAAAAAACTCAAAGCCTAAGTGGGAGATTAAAGATAGAAGATACTATCTAGCGAACGGCACGTCACCACTAACTTTTACACTTTGTAGCAAGCATTCTTCAAGGTTTCCTTTATTACATTTTGATGAAGAAACGGGACAACAAAGAGAGCTAAGATATGCAACAAATCAAAACTCTCCTTTTGTAGATGAGCAGAAGGGCCATGTAACGATCGCTCACATTGTGTTTGTAGATGGAGTACTTTTAGTACCAAAGGCTAAACAAAATTTACAAAAGTTACTTTCTTTATACCACCCGCAAAAAGGTGGGACGTATAGAGAACAAGATGATGTTGCAATTGCAGTAGATGAGTTAGAAGATATTGAGCTTGAAATTGAAGCGTTGATATTGGCTCGGGAGTTAGATGTAGATCATGCAGAAGCAATCCTTAGAACAGAATTAGGGACTGCGGTTAATAAGATGACAAGCAAAGAACTTAAACGAGATTTGATGTTGCTTGCTAAAAATAATCCAGCTTTATTTATAAGTCTAGCAAATGACGAAAATGTAGAGCTCAGAAGCTTTGGTATTAGAGCTGTTGAAGCAGGAATACTATCTATATCAGGTGATCAAAAAACCTTTATGTGGGCAGCAAATGGAAAGAAACTTATGACAGTTCCTTTTGAAGAGCATCCATACTCTGCGCTAGCTCGTTGGTTTAAAACTGATGAAGGTATGCAAGTATATTCAAGCATAGAGAAAAAGTTTGAATAACACGTAACTATATTTATAAGGGTAGGCTAACTTAAATGTTGGTCTACCCATATAATAAAATAAAATAAAAATATGGCAATAAATGTAAATACCGTATATAAGACTGTACTGCTAATCCTTAATAAGGAAGAAAGAGGCTATGTAACTCCAGATGAGTTCAATAAGATCTCAGCACAAGTTCAATTAGAAATATTCGGCAATTATCACAACGATTTAAATCAACAATTAAGAGTGCCGCAAAGCGATACAGACTATGCTGATCGTGTAGCCTCAGTTGATGAACATTTGTCTATATTTAAAACAGAGGGGCCAGCAACGTATGTTCCTACAGCTGGAACAATACCCGCTCACTTTTCTTTGCCAACCACAGATATTTATGGCAATACAGTTGACCTTTTTACATTAGGAACTGTATCTTACAAAGAACAAGTCGAACTACAAAGACTTCAAAGAATGGAATTTTATAACATTCAAAAATCTCCATTAACAAAATCCACGGAAACATACCCAACATATTTGTTTGAGAACGACAGACTTTATGTAAAGCCTGATACGGTTACTAGCCAAATAAATGTAAACTTTTTAAGAAAACCATTGGATCCTAGATGGGGATACTATATTGGTAATGTTGGGCAACTTATTTACGACTCAACTGTTTATGGAGCGAACCTTATAAACACAGGGGTTAATACATTAACATCTAGTATTAGTTCAAGCACAGTGAATTATAATGCAACAGTATCTGCTGGAGTTACACAAATCTCTACATCTGGCTCAGGTACTGGTCTAACCGTAACAATTACTACTTCAGGAGTTGATGGTTCAGCAAATGTTACAGACGTGGATGTTACTAGTGCTGGAACAGGTTATTCACCTGGAGACACAGTTACATTTTCTGGAGCTAGCTTTGGCGGAGGAGTAGGGGGTAACTTAGTAATAACTTTAACGGCTGCTAATTTCAATGCTAATAGTACATATGGTTCTACACAAATAGAACTTGATGTATCAGAGCAAACAGATGTAATACTTAAAACATTGTTTTATTTTGGAGTTGTTGTTAAAGACCCACAAATAATACAGGTTGCCGCAAGTCAAGTACAACGAGATGAAATAAACGAAAAAAGCTAATAAGATATGCCAAATCCAAATGGTGGTTTAATCACCGAAACTAATGCAGAATACTACGATGGCAACAATTATGGGGGCTATCAGTACACTTCTTTAAACGATGTTATTAATAACTTTATTGTTGCATACGTTGGAGCAGGTAAATTAATACCAAGTGTTAAAAGAACGGATGTAATATTTCACGCAAAACGCGGGATGCAGGAATTTAGTTATGATACACTAAAGACTATAAAGTCTCAAGAGCTAACTATATCTCCAAGTCTAACAGCAATAATGCCACAAGATTATGTAAATTATGTTAGGTTATCTTATATTGATAAATTAGGTGTAAAGAGAATAATATATCCAAACACAAACCTGACTATAAATCCTGCCGAAGCACTAGAGCAAGATTCTACAGGTGTGCCTATACAAGATAATCTTGGGGAAAACATAGATACAGATCCACCACAAACAGTAGCAAGGTGGAGAGCGGCAGATACCAAAAAAATAACTGGGCTATATAATGCGGATTCTTTAAATGATGGGTATGATATAGCTGACGCTTACACGGATAACATATATTGGGGAGGAGCTTATGGCCAAAGGTATGGAGAAGACCCCGTGTTAACCCAAACTAACGGATGGTTTGGAATTGATGAGGTAAGAGGAGTGTTTACATTCTCAAGTAATTTAAAAGGTAGCCTGATCGTTATAGAGTACATCTCAGACGGCTTAGCGTACGATTTGGATACTAGGGTCCCTAAAATGATAGAAGACGCCATGTACGCTCATATAAGTCACGCAATTATTTCTACAAGAATTAATCAGCCGGAGTACATCGTTAATAGATTAAAGAGAGAGAGGAGTGCAAAATTAAGAAATGCTAAGATAAGATTATCTAATATCAAGCTTGAGGAGATAACCCAGGTTATGAGAGGAAAATCTAAATGGATAAAATCATAAAATATGGCAGAGATTAAAAATCTTTTCCTAGGGGCTAAGATGAACAAGGATCTTACCCCTAGACTAGTTTCAAATAGAGAGTACATAGATGCAAGGAATGCCGCTATAATTAATTCAGAGAGTGGGGAATCAGGA